GATAAGGTCGTCAATGATGAGCCACGTCGCACCGAAGCCCGTTGCCGTACCCTTCGGGCTTGTGGCAAGGTAGCTCGAATGATTCCCCTCCAGTGCCCAGCGGTTCGTAGCGCCGTCGCCGTATTTGATGCGAGTTTCCGGAAAGATATCGCTGTAAACTATAACGTCAGGGTCTGCCTTCTGCTCGCTGATGCCGTTGCGCACGCCCTTGGAGAACGTAGAGGAAAGGTTTTCGTTGTAGCTGCCGGTCATTACTTTCACGGTATTATCGCGGCCGAACAGCCATTCCGTGAACAGTCCGGCGGTACGGCTTTTTCCGTGCCTCGGTGGCTCGCATACGATCATCACTTTTTCATTGCTCTCCGAAAAGGCTTGCAGTTCATTGCACAGGCGTACCAGATGCGGGCGGTCCGGCTTATAGAAGTCCCCGGCACGCAGCCGGCAGTAATCCCAAAAGCAGCGCCGTGCCAGTTCGATGCGCGCATGCATTGCAATCTCCTGTCTATTCATCCCCCGCAAGCCTCCGCAGCTCCTCCGTTGTCAACTCTGCAAATGGATTTTTTACTTTCAACTCGACGCTGTGTTCCCCTTTATCAACAAAACCGCCTGCGGCCCGGGCGCGAAGCTCGGATGCTTTCAGGCGGTCCTTGATATCATATTCAGCATTGCGCATCGTATCGCTCCAAAATCTGTTGATTTCTGTCATGTCGGCAATACGCGATTGCTCCAGCTCTCGATTTCTTGCGTTGATTTTTTCCTGAACGCCACTAATTGCCACTAATTTTGACGCATTTCCCCGGGCATACCGCTCGGAATAACCGGCGGCAATAACGGCCTGCTCCTTGTTTCCACCATTTTCGATGTATGCATCTGCGATGGCCTGCTGCACAGCAGGATCTCGGATACATGGCATTATTGCCGCCCCTTTCTTCTATTCTTTCAGCCTTTCAAGTGCCGTTTCAAAATGAACTTTATCAATCTCAAACCCTACAAAATCACGGTTGGAATTGCGGCATGCGATAGCTGTTGTACCACTCCCAATGCAACAGTCCAGCACAAGTTGGCTCGGGTTTGTGTAAGTCCGCACCAGATATTCAAACAACGCTACCGGTTTTTGCGTTGGATGAAGCCCACCACGTTGGCACGAAAACGTGAGAGTCTGCCGTGGCCAATTGGTGTACTTTGTTTCGTATTCTTTGTTTAAAGTTTTCTGGTCGTACACACAATCGTCTTTTACTGCGCGTGGTTTTGTATGAATCGGTTTTTCTGTCGCAACTAACCCTTGCGGATTATATGTAGGTTTTTTGCGGTAGAAAACCACAATATCTTCTACACAGCGTAGTGGTTGAAACTTGGCAAAAGGAAAACCTGTCACCATATTTTTCACCCAGTACCAACAGTATCGAAAATTCTTCTGATTACTGCCAATCAACTTTGTAGTGAACGGCTGCGATGCAGTAAACACCATTGCTCCGTCTGGCTTTGTAACGCGCTCAAGTTGCTTCCAGAGGAGATCAAACGGAATAATGCTGTCCCATCTGCAGTCCGTCATACCATATGGCAAGTCTGTTAGTACCATGTCTACACATCCGTCTGGAAGTAGCGTCATTCCAGCAATGCAATCCATATTGAATATTTGATTTTTGTAATCCACTTTGCGCTCCTTTCGCAAAGCGACCGTGACCATAACAAAAGGGCCGCCCGAAGGC